CCAGCGAACGGTCCGACAATGCCGTTTTCCTCCAGCAGCTCCATGATGCGGGCGGCGCGGGCATAGCCGACGTTCAGGCGGCGCTGCAGGAGAGAAACCGTCGCCTTGTTTTCCATGCGCACGATGCTGACAGCCTGATCGTAGAGATCATCGTCCGTGGCATCGGAGCTGTCGGCGGTGTCGCCGAGATCATCGTCCGCGTCATCCTCTGCGTCATCGCCGTCGAGCATTTCAGGGGCCTCGGCGTCATCAGGATCTTCCGGATCTTCCTCGTAGGCATCATCATCTTCGACTTCGTCCTCGTTGATGACAGGCATCATACCGTCTTTGAGGCTGCGCTTTTCCATGACGTCGCGGAAGAAATACTGCATCCAGTACGTCAGCATCTTCATCAGGACGGATTCGATCTTTGTCCGCAGCGTCTTCGTAATTGTAAAGGTGCCGCCGGTGACCTTGGTTTCCAGCGAACCGTCCTTGAAGATCCACGTCATTTTGGCTTCGGGGCTGATATACCCGGCTTCCTCGACGTTCTCCAGCATGGAGAGCTGGGCGTCCATGCCCTGAATCGGGGAGATCGTGAACGTGGGCGGATAGGTGTCCTTCTGGAAGCGATACGTCAGGTCGTGTTCTTCGCACAAGCCTTCCATCTTCTTTTTCTGCGCTTCATACATCGAAATTTCACTCATGGTAGTGACTCCTTTCAGTCATCAGTCGAGCAAAAACAGCGTTCCATTCCAAGCTGTCTTCACTCTGTAATTTTGTAGATCGGTTTCTTTTACGTACTTTCGGCCGAACAGCTCTTTCATGCGCCGCCAGTCATCCCAAGGGATTTTGTAGACTTCGTCGGTCGAAAAGCCGGCAACGACGAAGCAGCGGGCGCCGAGCCGCTGGTGTCTGTCCATGTAGGAAGCCTGCTTGTCGATAACGCGATCCTGCGTCAGCCGGTCTGTGGCTGTGAACTTGGCTTCAAACAGGACCGTCCTGCCGCCCTTGATTGTGCCTTTGTAGTCGACCTGCGCCTTTTTGGTGTAGCAGGCGAGGAATCGACCGTTGCCCTCCGGTTTGATAACCTTCATCGGCTCAGGCGTCTTTTCAATCTCTGCATAGCCGCGCTCGCGGTAGTAATCGAAGGTGCTGTCAAGCCGCTGCTCGAAATACTGCCCCTTCTGGCGGGCGATTTTGCCGAGAAGCTGCCGCTTTGGATCTTTCGCCATGACTGCCTCCTAACCCACGCCGAAGTAAATGCCGTCGCAGTAGATCACTTCGGAACCCTGCTTGTACTCGGAGCACCAAATATAATTGCCATCGAGGTCGCTGTGATGCCCTTCGAGAACGTCGGCCGCAATGTCCCACGCTCGCTGCACGGCGGCGGCTTCGCCCGGCTCGCTTGCCTTATCAGGCCAGACGATTCCGGTCACGGAGAGCAGCCCCCATTGCAGACCGTATTTGTTGTCCATCAGAACGCCCTCGATGGTATCGGGGTAGCGAGGATCGGCCACGCGATTCAGAACAACGTCGGCCACACGATAGCGGCACATATCGCACACATCGTCGCCGCCGGCTTCCTGATAGATCACAATGGCAAGGTGCTCCCAGTCCTCTTTGTCCTGGCACTCGAAGCCGCCTTTCCCGCAAGGCTTGCTGTCTGCCTCTTGGGGAGGCTCTGGCAGATCGTATGTACTGGGAATATCGGCTGTTTCGTGTTCAACCTCCGCGAAGGCTTCGGCCTCCAAGCGGCTCTGGTAGGCCGCTTCGTCAAACGTCGGCGAAATTGCCGCGGCAACTGTAGGCGTATTTTCGGTTTCGCGCGGCATCGCAACCGCAAGCACCAGAGCGGCGAGCAGAATCAGCGCCGCCAGAAGAACAACCGTAGGCAGGTTGCGCCTTGCCCATCTTTTCATATCCTCATCCTCCATTCTCGTTTCCGTCGCCAAGCGCGAATTGCTGTGCGACACTGGAAATCATCTGTTTTATGTCTGACGGGAGCGCCATGTACTCCCGATCGTTCTTGATGCGCACCGTGTAGGAGCGCTGAAAGTTGGAAGCGACCACGCTTTGCACTGTTTCGGCGTTCATCATGCCCCATTCCCGAAGCTGCTGCGGTGAACCGACAAGCCGCTGAATCGTAGGTGGCAGACGGTCGTATTCTTCTTTCGCGTTGTAGCCGCTGTTTGCAATCGCCCGATAGACCAGCGTCCATGCTTCGGCAGCAGTCATTTCCTTTGGCATGCGCATTTTCGTGATCTGCTCTTTGACTTCGCCGATGTTCGGTGGAAACGTGTTTGTCCGTGAGGCGATCATGGCTTTTACTGCAACGGCAACGACCATGACGGGCTCATCCTTGAACATCTCAGCCCAGAGATCGACGATCTTGTTTGCCTCCTTGGGGCTGAGGCCGTTATAGAACTGCGGATAGGCCGCTTTCAGAACCGCCAGAATATCAGCCGTTTCAAGCCTGTCCATTTCTCATGCCCTCCGCGATGTCGGTAAAGACGTTGCCGCTGGAGCTACCACCCTGATAACGATACTGCCCGCCCTTGTCCTGCTCCTTGGAAAGCCAAGCATTGATGAACCGGCGGATTCCCGATTTCGTCTTGCGCCGCTTGGGATTGTCGGTGCTCCAGCTTGACATCTTCCTGAGTTCCTGCATGACGTTGACAGCGGGGTACAGCTCGCACCAGCGGTTGTAATCCTCCGGAGACACATCGAAGAACGTCTTGTCATTGAGGATGATGCTGATGATCGGCGGCGCGGAGACGGTTTCCGGCTCTGCGCTCGGAGCAGATAAATCTTCTCTAGCCTTATCTAAACCTTTACTACTCTCTACTACTCTTACCTGGGTTGCCAGATTGGCAACCGTTTGGCAACCATCTGGCAACCGTTCGGCAACCACAGGCGGCAAGTTCGGAACGCTTTCCTCCGACTCTCGTTCGGTATAGGCTTTGTTTGCTTTGACGCAGAGCAGCGCAAGTTCATCTTGGTAATCTGTCGGACGGTAGCGGTCACTCCTGAGCGTGTTGTGCATACGCCAATGCTTGATGACAATGACACCGGAATCGAAACGGATGATAAATCGCTTGGCAAGCAGGATTTTCAGATCATCAGCCGAGGCGTTGACATAGTCAGTGATCCGCTTCGGGTTGTTGACAAAGCCATCATCGTCGGCACGCATATTGAGATGGAAGTAGAGAGCCTGAGCCGAAAGCGGCATTTCAAGAAATGCGTCGCTGTCAATGATGGACTTCGTAAACATTCGCTTTTCTGCCATGATTGGCACCTCCTAGCTCAAAACGGCAATTCACTGTCATCGTCCGCGAGCTGAGAGAAGCCGCCGGTCGGGTCATAGGCCGGTTCGCCCTTGGGCTTGCCGCCGTCACCATCGCGTTTGGAATCGCCAAAGTAAACGCTATCGGCAACGACCTCGGCGCTGCGGCGCTTATTGCCGTCCTTGTCTTCCCAGTTGCGGATCTGAAGCCGCCCGGCCACGACGATCATGCGGCCCTTGCTGAAATACTTATCCACAAACTCGGCTGTACCGCGCCATGCGACGATGTCGATGAAGTCTGTTTCCCGCTCCGCGCCCTGCGCCGCGTAATCGCGGTCGCAGGCAACGGAGAAGGAGACAACCGCCGTGCCGCTCTGCGTTCGGCGAAGCTCCGGATCGCGGGTCAGACGGCCCATGAGCACAATGCGGTTAAGCATGATCGGCCTCCTCCGGTGGAACGCGCGGATCGGGAATATCCTCACCGGCCGGGGAAGCGTTCGGTTCCGTGAGGACTGCTTCGATCGCGTCGAGCACATGCCATCTTTCAACGCTGGTGGAATTGAGGATCGCCTGGCAGACGCGCAGCCGTTCGGACTCGCGGATGAGCTGTTCCAGATCGACGTCCATGATGATACCGGCGCCGGGCGATTCGTCGAACGGATAAACATGAGCGTCTTTCTTATCAAAGTTGAGCATTTTTGAAATCTCCTTTTTCAATGATCTTGATGACTTCCTGACACTGAGGTACGTCAAACATACCGATGTGCGTCTTCTCGACCGGAAGTCCCATTTGTCCAGCGAGCCAGCCGTAGGCGGCTTTGCGCCGCCCGCGGAACGGCCCGGTTTTCCAGAGAGGGTCGAATGAGGCGTGAGCTGCCATTTTCCATTTTCTGAGGGTGGCATCGGCCAGACGGCCGAGCGGCTTGTCTGTTCGGCCATGGCAGCCGACGTAAGCGCCGCAGTTTCTGCAGAGATACGCGGTGTGGCCGAAGCTGCGGCCATAGATCTCGGAATCATCGACCAACGCGGCTTTGTGGCCGCAGTAA